GTCAATATGTGCCTGGCTACCGGTGTTCCGGTATCTGTACCTGGCATCGCGTTCCGACCTCAGCTTCCTGCTGAAGTCCGCGCGTTAAGACAGGTGGCGGGGTTGTTCACCCGCCTTGAAGGGATATGCGACAGTGATTCAAGTATTAAAGCCTGGGCCCATCGTGTACAGACTGTCCACAATAAGGTCCCGGCTACCACCCTCAGCTTAGCCAAGAGATATCTAAAGAATCTTCTTGGCACGGCGCCCATGCTCGAGGAACTCGTTCCCCGACATGGACCCGGTGCTGTTGCTACAGGCGAGAAAGGTTGGGAAAAGTGGGCCTTTAAGACCCTCTATACTCAGCTTAACTCACTCGTCGTCCCTGATGGAACGCCGTATCCTGCTGCAAAGTTGGTTTACCTGAATCAACGCCACCGCGAGGCTGTCTGCTGGCAGCTAGCTATCGAGCGCCACCCTACGACTAAAGTCGTGGCGGTTCCAAAGGATATTACAAAACCACGTATTATCTCTGAAGAGCCGCTCCTGCTACAATACTTGCAGCAAGGTGTTATGCGATGGCTGTATGACCGAATTGAACGGAAGACACCGGAAATCCGGTTTCGCGATCAATCCGTGAATGCTCGCCTCTGCCTCAAATGGGAGGAAATGGCGACGTTGGATTTATCCGACGCGTCAGATCTCGTTTCGAGGCGGTTGGTCTGGAATCTTTTTCCGGCCGACTGGCGTCGTCTTCTTTTTGGGCTTCGATCGCATTTCGCAAAGCTACCGAATGGGAATGTTATTCCTCTCCGCTGCTTTGCGCCTATGGGATCTGCCCTATGCTTCCCGGTGGAAGCTCTCGTGTTCTGGTCGCTGGTTTCAGCGTTCCTCCACGAAAACTTTCTTGGGTCGCATACTATCTCTGTTTACGGTGATGACATCATCGTACCTCGGAGATATGCTGAAGACGTTATGGGATTCTTATCCTCTATAGGAATGAAGCCCAATGTCGCTAAATGCTGCTTTGCAGGATCCTTCCGAGAATCGTGTGGCGCAGAGTACTTAGAGGGCGTCGACGTAACCGTCGTCCGTCCGAAGAGCATCTGTGTCACGCGGCTCGTACGGGAGCGGGACAGCGAAGTCCCGGCGCTGCTACCTATGGTGGCAACTGCAAACCGTGCAAACGCAGCAGGGTTCAAACGCTTGGCGCAGTCGTTCGCTGACCTCGTTACTCTTCCCGTAGCTCTCGGGTCCGCACCTTGGTGCGCAACCCGTGATTTACGGTGGAAGTGCGTTGGTCATATACGGTTCAACCCCGTGTATCAGCGGACCGAACAATTATGCGCTCTGCCATCGGCAAAGCGCGTAACGTCAGGCGGACCCCGGGAATGGGAAGCCTTGCAAGCTTACCTCATTTCCGGTTGGCGAAGTAGCTACCGACTAAACGGTAGCCTTACGCTCAGATACAAGTGGATGCCCGAGTCTCCTTGAGACTAGCACCAAACGGTGGGGCGTGATCTCTGCGTAAAGCCAATTTAAGGAGCCTACGGGCCGCGGTTATCTTCCGCGTGCTGCGCTGGTCCTGTCCCTTCCTCCTTGGTGGATAATTACCAAGGTGATT